ATGGGCGTGAATATGAAGCAGCTCGCCGACGGCTCGATGGGGCTCGAGGGCTACAACCTGGACAGCGGCGCATTCGTCGTCATCGCCGGCGAGTACACCGCGTCCTCGGTCGACAAGGTGATCGCGGTGCTGCCGCGCCGGATGATCGTGCAGGGCATCGTCGGGCGCGTGACCGTTGCCGGCACCGACTCCGGCTCCGTGACCGCCGTCGTGCGCAAGGTGTCCAGCGGCACGGCGATCGCGTCCGGCACCGCCCTGCACAGCGGATCGTTCAACCTCAAGGGCACCGCCGACACCAACCAGACCCTGACGCTGTCGACCACGCCCAGCGACCTGATCGTCGAAGCCGGCCAGGCGCTGGCCATCGACTTCACCGGCACGCTGACCAGCGCGACCGGCGTCATCTCCGTCTTCTTGAACCCGGCGTGACGTCATGGCAGCGCCACTTTTCCAGGCGGTCGCGGTGGTGGCGACCGGAACGACCGTCACCACCGGCGCCTCCTCGGCGAGCGCCGCCATCCCGAACGCGGCCGACGGCAGCCGCGCGCGTTTCGTGATGGTCACCGCCAAGGCGACCGCCTACATCAAGTTCGGAACGTCCGGCGTTACCGCGACGTCCAACGACATCCTGGTCGGTCCCGGATCGCCGGTGATCTTCGCGGTGAAGTCCTGCACGCACTTCGCGCATATCCAGGAGACGTCGTCTACCCTGGTCAACGTGGTGCCGGTGGAGTTCTGAGCGTGATCCGGAAGATCGGGAGAGGGCCGGAGGCAGCGAGACGCACATGACGATTCGCCGCTTCGTCGAGATGACGCCAGACGGGATCGGCGAGGAGCTGATCTTCCACGGCGACGGCAGCTTCGCCATCCGCCGTTTCGAGGACGTCGAGCCTATCGTCGAGCGCAACAAGGCTCTGCAGAACCACGGCGACGGCTATTCGCGCTCCCGGGAGTGGCGGCGCGTGGCGTCGATTCCTGTGACCGTGCAGATGCAGTGGATCAACAGGTACGGCGTCGATCCGCTGGCCAAGGGCAACGAGGCGCTGCTGAAGCGGCTGCTGAACGACCCCGAGTGGCGCCATCTGCGCACGTCGCCGGGCAAGGTGTGAGATGGCGATCGGTAACTACAACGACCTGCTGGTTGCCGCCGCGAACTGGCTGGCGCGCGACGACCTGAGCGCACGCATCCCCGAGTTCGTGACGCTGTTCGAGTCGGCCGCCAATCGCGAATTGCGCGTCCGCGACATGGAGCAGCGCGCCTACTGCACCACGGTCGGCGGCCAGCGCCTGTATTCGTGGCCGACCGACATGGTGGAGCTGCGATACATAAAGATCGACGGCACGCCGCCGACCGTCCTGCAGTACCTGAACCCGGAACAGTTCGAATCGCAGGATCCGCAGGTCAGCGGAACGCCGCGCTACTGGTCCGACATCCAGGCGGCGCTGTGCCTGTGGCCGACCCCGACCGACGGCCTGACCGTGCAGATCGACTACTATCGCCGGCTCGATCTGGCCAATGCCGGCGAAAGCGGCAATTGGCTGATCCAGAAGCATCCCGACATCTATCTCTACGGCACGCTGATGCAGGCCGAGCCGTACCTGGCGAACGACGCCCGGCTGGAAACGTGGCGGTCGCTCCTGAACGCGGCTGGCGACCAGCTGCGCAACGCCGAATGGCGCAACAAGGCGGGCGTCACGCCCAGGCGGGTGATGACCGAATATCGAGGAGCCTGACCCATGGCCATCCAACTGTCCACCGCCGTGCGCAACGCGCGGCTCGACGCCATCGAAACCACGGTCGGCACGTCGGCCATCGTCAAGATCAGGACCGGCTCGCCGCCGTCGAACTGCGCCGCCGCCGACAGCGGCACGGTTCTGGCCACGTTCAACCTGGCGTCGGACTGGGCGGCGAACGCCTCCAGCGGCAGCAAGAGCTTCACCGGCACGCCGATCCAGGATTCGTCGGCCGACAACACCGGCACGGCCGGGCATTTCCGGCTGTACGATTCGGCCGGCACGACCTGCCACATGCAGGGAACCGTGACGGCCACCGGCGGCGGCGGCGACATGGAAATCGACAATACCTCGATCAACGCCGGCCAGACCGTGCAGATCACGTCCTGGACCCTGACCGACGGGAATGCCTGATGGAGTGGGTCAGCGGGAACATATTCATCCGCCCGATGCGCTTCGCCCGCGCCGGCGAGGCGTGCCAGGGGCACGAGCACCGCTTCGACCATACCAGCATCGTCTTCAAGGGTGCGGTGCGCGTGAACGCCCGGCTCCCGGACGGCCGCGAGATCGAGCGCAGCTTCAGTGCGCCGGCGCATTTCCTCGTGAAGAAGGACGTGTGGCACCGCATCGAGGCCACCGCCGACGACACCGAGGTGTGGTGCGTCTATGCGCATCGCACGCCGCAGGGCGACGTGGTGCAGGAATACACCGGTTGGGAAGGGGCCTACGGCTGATGGCGCGCATCGTCGTGTGGGCCAAGCCGGATAACGATTGCGCAGACCCGGTGCGGAACGCACGGAAGTACAAGCGCGGGATGGTGGTCGAGGTGCGCGAGGACGGCGAGTTCCTGGGTCACGACGTGGAGAACGGCGCCTGGTGGCGCGTGGTCGAGGCGCCCGGCCCGGCGGCCGACTACGCATACCTGCTGGAGGCCGACCCGAAGTTCCTGAACGAGAAGCTGTTCCTGTCGGAGGCTACCTACCCGCGCAAGCGCAAGGTGGCGCTGGATCTGGACGCCATCGAGGCGGCGGCCGGGCTGGCGCCGCTCGAACAGCCGGACCGGGCCGTCCCGCTGGCTTCCGGCGCGGCCGTGGCGGCCGCCGAAGTCGCCGTCGTGCCGCTGGAGAACGCGAATGTCGTTGCCCCGACGGAGGTGATCGGCTGATGGCAACGAAATCCATCGGCACCGGCTCGCGGGACTACACGTCCTTCGCGTCCTATGCGTCCTACCTGGACGGGCTGGACACGCTGAGCGAGCCGGAAATCGGGGAGTGCTATAACGACGGCGAGATGACGGTCTCGTCCGTCGTGACGTTCACCGGCTTCACGACCTCGGCGACGAACACCGTGACGATCCGGCCGGCCAGCGGCCATGCGTTCTACGATCACGCCGACAAGGCGACCAATCCGCTGCGCTACGACCAGTCGAAGGGGTTCGGGATAAACTGCACGAGCAGTTTCGACCACTGCTTCGTTTTCCAGGCCGATCACATGAAAATCATCGGCCTGCAGATACGGGTGAGCTCCTCCTCCGGCAAGGCCGCCCTGGCCATGGGAACAGCGACGTATTCCGGCACGCTGTACGAGCGCTGCATACTCGAGAACAGCTCCGGCGGAAACGATCTGGGGGCATATGTCGGCTTGGCGGCCCTGCGGGCGGGAACGGCGGACAGGCTGGTCGTCATTCTCCGCAGCAACGGGTCCGGCATGTCGTTCGACTACCCCGGAACCGTGAACGTGAAGAACTGCACGGTTGTGACCGTCTCGGGCGTGTCGTCCACGCGGGCGGTGTTCCGCAAGGAGAGCGGCGGCACGGTCACGCTGACCGGCTGCGCCGGGTTCGGGTTCAACAGCTTCAACATCGGCACGTTCGCGGCCGGCAGCTCGCACAACGGGTCGGACCTGACCATCGGGTTCGGCTCCAGCAACCAGCAGTCGCTGACCTACGCGGACCAGTTCGAGTCGAACGCGGATTCGACGCGGGATTTCCGGCTCAAGTCCGGCGCCGCGCTGATCGACGCTGGCACGGGCAGCGACCCAGACATCGTCGGGCAGTCCGTGTCCGGATCGGCGCGGGACATCGGCGCGTGGGAATTCCAGTCCGCGGCCGGCGGACCGTTCCCGCCCTTCTTTCGCTTCGAGCCGTCCACGCATTTGAGGATGTGACCCATGGCCGAAGGTTATGTCTACGAGGTCCGCAACGGCGGCGTGTCGATATCGACCGCCATCACCGTGATCCAGATCAAGGCCGGGGCGAGCGCGCTGGAAATCCTCCGCGCATCGATCGGCCAGCGTGGGTCGACCACATCGACCATCGAGCGCATCGGCATCGTGCGCAAATCGGCGGCGGCCACGGTGACCAGCGCCACGCCGCTGAAGCTGAACCCCGGCGACCCGGCGTCGCTGGCGGTCGGCGGCACCACCGCCACCGGCATCACCGCCACCGCCGAGGGCACGGACGGCGACATCCTGGTCGACGAGTGCTTCAACATCGTCAACGGCACGTGGACCTGGCTGCCCACGCCCGAGGAACGCATCCGCGTGCCGCAGGGCGGCATCGTCGGGCTGAAGTTCCTGACCGCGCCTGGCGCGCAGACCTGGTACGCCAGCGTGAAGTTCCGCGAGATGCAGTAGCCGGCGGCAGCGGGTAGACGATGGGCGGTGTCTATCGGACGACGAGCCCGGCGTATTGCCTGCCGCGGCCTTCACGGATTGCGCCCCTCGCCTCGGCGAGTAGCCGGTCGTGCTCCGTCTCGGCTGTCCTGGGTGCGGCTTTGGGGGCCAGCTCGGTCGGAGTCGTTGTCAAGGCGAGTGCGGCCGTACCGCTGGGCGTTCTCAGCGCAGCGGGCTCGGTACGAGTCGTCGCAAAAGCCACCGCGGCCGTACCATTGGCCGCCCTGACCGGGACGGCGTTCGCGACCGGCACCGGAACCCGGAACATCGCGGCATCGTTCGCGCTGGCTGCGCTGGCGTGCTCGGCGCGTGCAGCAACAGCGGTATGGACGCAATGGACGCCAGTGCCGGTGCTTGTCTGCCCCGGCGCCATCTGGGATGGCGGTGCGAGCGTATGGGATGGAGGCATCGACATGGATGACAATGACGGCGCGATCTGGGATCCAACCTCGCCGTTCGTCGCGCCGACGGCACCGTTGGTTGCAGGCTGGACCGCGACGGCCGCACCGCCGACGGGCTGGGCCATGGTGCTGCGATGACCAGCTCCATCGACCCCACCAAGCCGGTCGCCGGCACGCCCACCACGGCGAGCGTGCGCGCCAATTTCTCGGCCGCCAAGTCGGAGATCGAGGCGCTGCAGTCGGCCGTGGCCGCGCTGCCGGTCACGTATCAGCCGCTCGACAACACGCTGACCGCGCTGGCTGGCGTGGTCACGGCTGCCAACAAGCTGGTCTATGCGACAGCGCCGGATACATTCGCCACGACCGACCTGACCTCGTTCGCGCGCACGCTGCTGGACGATGCGGACGCGGCGGCGGCGCGCACGACGCTCGGCCTGGCCATCGGCACCGACGTGCAGGCGCAAAACGCCGAGCTGCAGGCCATTGCCGGGCTGGCGAGTGCCGCCGACAAGGTGCCGTATTTCACCGGATCGGGCACGGCGGCGCTGGCCGATTTCACCGCCGCCGGCCGCGCGCTGGTGGACGATGCCGACGCCGCCGCGCAGCGCACGACCCTCGGCCTGGGAACCATCGCCACGCAGAACGCCAATGCCGTGTCCCTGACCGGCGGCACGATCAACGGGCCGGCGATCAGCAAGGCCGGCCTGTCGCTCGGCGGGTGGCACCCGAGTCGCTTCCACGGCGGACAGGCAGTCGCGCCGAACGCCACCCTCACCCTGACCTTGGCGGCCAACACGCTCTATGTCATCCCCTGGGCGGTCGGCGATACCGCCACGTTCGTGCGGATCGGCATCGACGTCACCACGGCCGATGCCGGGAGAACCGCGCGCCTGGGCATCTATCGCTGGGCCGACGGAGCGCCGACCAGCCGCATCCTGGATGCGGGTACCGTCTCCGTGGGCACGACCGGCATCAAGGAAATCACGATCAGCCAGGCGCTGGACGCCGGCATGTACGGCGTTGCGCTGGTGAGCGACGGCGCGCCGACCGTGCGGGCGAATACGGTCGCGCACATGGCGGCCTATGCCATCGGCGTCGCGACGCCGGGAACCGCCGACTACCGGATGTCGCGGTCCTTCACCTACGGCGCGCTCCCGGACCCCTGGGGAACGCCCAGCTATGCCTCCGGCAGCACTGACGTGCCGATGATAACCCTGCGGACCGGCACATGATGAAGACCACGATCCAGACTTTCAGCGGCCGCGAAGGCCCGGACGGCCAGCCGGAGCTTCTCGAGGAACGTGAAATCGTCTTCGGCCCGGCGGAGGTAGCCGCCATCAAAGCATCGGCGCTGGCGGCCACCGACGCCGGGATGGCGCGGGTGGTCGAGGAGCTGGTGGAGGCCTTGCTGCGCAACGAGACGATCCGCGGGGACGACCTGTCGGACGCGGCGCGCGCCCGCATCGCGGAACGCAAGGCGCTGAGGGCACAGACATGACCATCATCCCATTCGGCGACTACGCGCCGGACCTGGCCGCGCTCGGCAATCCGGGTGTACTTGCAGCGCGCAACTGCATCCCGCAGGCGCGCGGCTACCGGTGCTTTCCGGGACTCGCCGTTTATGCCGGTCCCGGGCCACTGGCCGACCGCATAGTCGGCGCGATCGCAGCGAAGGACAAGGACGGAAACACGATCAACTACGCCGGCATCTGCGGTACCGGCAACCAGGCGCGGTTGTTTCAGCTGGTCGCTTCCTCGTGGCAGGACCGGTCCGGAGGGGGCTCCGATGGGGAGCCGGGCTATGCGGTGAACGAAGGCGAGGCCTGGGAGTTCGCGAAGTGGGGCGAATCGATGCTGGCGACCACCATCAGCGAGCCGCTGCAACAGCATGTATTCGGCGCCAGCGCGTTCACCAACGCCATCATCTCTGATCGGCGCCCGCGTGCACGGCATATCGCGATCATTCGCGACTTCACCGTGCTTGGCAACATCGACGACTCCGTCGGCGAGGGGGCCGATGGCATCGTGCCATCCCGGGTGTGGTGGTCGGGTATCAACAATGTCGGCCTCTTCGAGGAAGGCGGTGCGCTGAGCCAGTCCGACTTCCAGGACCTGCAGACGGGAGGCGCGGTACAGCGGATCGTCGGCGGCGAAGCGGGTACGGTGTTCTGCGAGACGGCGATCTTCCGGATGACCTATGTCGGAGCGCCGATCGTATTCCAGTTCGACGAAATCGAGCGCAATCGCGGCGTCTGGGTTCCCGGCAGCGTCGCTACCGCCGGCAGGCTGACCTTCTTCCTGGATCGCGACGGCTGGTATATCTGGGACGGCCAGTCGTCGATACCGATCGGCGTGGACAGGATCGACCGGACGTTCCTGAGCGGCGCGGATGCCATCGACCTCGCTCACCTCGACCGGGTGTCGGCCGTCGCGGATCCGGTCAACCGTCTGTACTACTGCGCCTATCCCAGCGTGAACGCGGCTGGCGGCACGCCTGACCGCATTCTTGTCTTCGATTGGGTTAACCGCAAATGGTCGCTGGCCGAACTGCGATGCGACTTGCTGTTCCGGGCCCTGTCCGAAGGCAATACGCTCGACAGCCTGGACACGGTGAGCGATTCGCTGGAGACGCTGAACGCCAGTCTCGACAGCGCAATCTATACGGGTCGCAGCGTGTCGCTGGCGGCGTTCGACGGCACCCACGCGCTGTGCTTCTTCACCGGGGATCCACTACCGGCACTGATCGACACCGCGGAGGTCAGGCTTGCGCCGACGGCCGGCGGGCGCACCGTTGTCACCAGCGTCAGGCCGGTCGTCGACGGGGCGCAGTCGGTCAGTGTCCAGCCACTGACCCGCGACCTGCCGACGCAACCGGCGATCGAAGGCAGCATCGCGGTCGCTGACGCGACCGGTGAATGCCGGATTCGATCGAATGCGCGCTATCATCGCTTTCGCACGCGAATCGCCGGTCCATTCACGGCTGCGCTCGGTGTCGAAGGAAGCGGCATGGCGGCCGCAGGGCGGCGATAGGAAGGACCGGATGGGCTTTCCCGTTCTGCCGCCGCAGGGAGGCGACGCGCGCAAACTCGCCACCGTGATAAACTTGGCGATGCGCGGCAAAGTCAACGCGACGACGATGCTGACGTTGAATCCGGGCGCATCGATGACGGTCCTGACCGACCAGCGCATCGGGCCCGACAGCTTCATCGCGCTTGCGCCACTGACGGACAGCGCAGCCGGCGCCCTTCCGACCACCTTCATATCCGAGCGTCGCGCCGGTGGCGCGACGGTGACGCACGTGGCGAGCAGCGCAACCGACCGGCACTTCTGTGTCCTGATCATAGGGTGACCCTACCATGGGATTCTTCGACCTTCTGTTCGGCTCTTCGGACCGAAAAGCCGAAACCCACAACACGGCTCAGCAGGCCAGCCAATCCACGACCGCATTGCCGGACTGGCAGATGGCGTATATCCGGCCGCAGCTCGAGCTCATCGCTGGCATGCGGCCGCCGGAGTACTACGCCGGCGCCTTGACGGCAGAACGGTCGCCGACCTCGCTTGCGGCCGAGCGCATGGCCTATGCCCGTGCGATGGGCGGCTCGCCAGACCTGCATGGTGCGCAGCAGTACAATCGGGCCGTTCTGGCCGGAGACTATCTGGCGGGAAATCCCTATCTCGACAGCGTCTACGGCAACGCAGCCGCGCGGGTCCGTCAAAGCTTCGTCGACAGCACGCTGCCGGCGGTCGCCTCGATGTTCTCGGCCGCCGGCCGCTACGGACCGGGAGCAATGGGCAAGCAGGTGGATCGCGCGCAGCAGGCGCTGGGAGAGACCCTTGGCCGCCTAGCCTCCGAGATCTATGGACAGAACTATGCGCGGGAGCGAACGGCGATGGAAGCGGCGGCCGGGCGCGCGCCAGCGCTCGCGGCCGCCGACTATGCGGACGCTGACGCGCTGGCGCGCTACGGAAGCACGGCCGACGCTTATCGCCAGGCCGCGATCGACCGGGATGTGCAGCGTTACCAGTTCAACCAGCTTGCGCCCTGGCAGGCCGAGCAGGCGCGTCTGGCGATGCTGGCCGGTGACTATGGCGGCCGCAGCGTGACGAATACCGGCTCGAGCAGCAGCTATGGAGTGCAGACGCAGGAAGGCAGTGGCGGCGGCTTGTTGTCGGGAGTGTTCGGCACGGGCCTTGCGGGTTTCGGCTCCGCCTTCGGGTCCGGTCTTGCGGGCGCTGCCTTGAGAAAGTGGTTGTGAGCAATGGGCATCGAGTCATATTCCGCCACAGCGGCGAACAACAGCGCGGCACCGCCGCATGGCTGGCCGGAAGGCATGGCGCCGTCGGCGGTCAATGACGCCGGCCGACAGATGATGGCGGATATCCGCGCCTGGTACGAGACTGCCGAGTGGATTAACTTCGGTTACACCCATGCCTATGTCAGCGGCACGCAGTTCACGATCGGCGGCGGCATCGATCGGACGCCCGTCTATCACCCTGGCCGACGCGTGCGCGCGCAGGGCGGTGCCACCGGCACGATCTACGGCACTATCAGCGCCGCGAGCTATGCGGCACCAACCAACACGGTAACGGTGGCTTGGGACGGAGGCAGCCTTCAGAACGAGCCGCTTACCGTCGCGCTGCACATCCTGTCGGGAAACGGGACGGCCATACCAGCGGTCCTCGCCCGTTCCGGAACCAAGCTGCTGTTCCCCGCCATCGCCACCGCGCCGGCGGGCTGGTCGATCGATACGACGGCGGCTTACGACCAGGCCGCGATCCGGGTGCGAACCTCGGCCAGCACCGCGACCGGCGGGTCGGTCGACTTCACCACCGCCTTCGCCAATAGCAGCACGAGCGCCTACGCGCTGCAGATCTCCGATCTGCCGGCACACAGCCATGACCTGGGCAACCATACCCACGGCATGGCGCATACCCACACCTACAGCAAGTCGCACTACAACAACACGGGCGGCATATCCGGCGCCAACATCAACCCGAACGCGGGCGAGGCAGACGGCGCCGCGGTCACGTCCGGGTCTAGCGCGTCGAACACTGGCGGTCCCAGCACCAACAGCTCCGGATCGACCGGCGGTGGCGCGGCGCACAGCCATGGCCTGACGCTGGCCGTGAAGTATGTCGACGGCTGCATCTGCGTGAAAATCTAGCGAGGCCTTCATGCCCTACGATCCGAGGACGACCTCGTGTCCGTACACGGAGATGGCGAAGTCGTGCCACGAGGCACGGCTGGAGCGCGACTGCCCGAAATGGACGATGTTCCAGGGGCAGAACCCGAATACCGGCGAGACGGTCGCAGAATGGGCTTGCGCCGACCGCTGGGTTCCATTCCTGCTGGCGGATCTGAACCGCCGGCTGATCGGGATCCAGGCGGCGGTGGAGACGCGTGGCGATGCGATTCACGAGCAGCAAGCGCGGATGGCCGGGCTGATCGAGCGCGCGGCGCGGCGCGAGCCGCTGCTGGACGATCGCTCCCCGCTACCGGTGCATCTGCCGCGGGCCCTGCTGGGCGCAGGACATCACGCGCCGTGACGGCTTTCGACTTGGTTGCGCGGGTGTGCCTGCAAAGGCTCGCGCCGGTAGCTGTCGCCTGCTGTGTTGGGGGCGACTGTCGGGCCGATCCTGCTCGTGCGGTGGTGCCGGTGCCCTACATGCTTGCCTGCGGTGCAACGGAATACCTGGAAGCCGCACTGACAGCCAACGGCGAAGCCGTGGTCGCCCAGGGCAAGGCGACCGGTGGACCGGTGACGCAGTTATGGCTCAACCCCTCCAATCGCGAATGGTCGGTGGTGTTCGTCGATCCCGCAAGCGGGCGGTCGTGTCTTGTCGCTGCCGGTGCCGATTTCGTGGCCGAACGGGTGGCGCCCCGGCGACCCGGAGCTTCCTGGGACAAGGGGGCCTGACCATGGACGGCGAGGACGTTGCGGCCGCACTGGGCCGCATTGAAGCGAAGCTTGACCTTCACATCGAGCACACCCGCGAATGGCGCGCCCGTGCCGACGTGGCGATCGCCGAGGTGGCGCGGCGGACCGAGCGGCTCGACCGTTTGCGCCAGTCCGGGGTCGGCGTGGTGCTTGGCCTGGCAATCGCGGCGGGTGCGGCGGGTTCCTTCGCCGTGGGGCGCCTGAAGGCGATGCTGGGGATCGGATAGGCAAGGAGGCGTGGATGGTGGCGGCACTTGGAGCGATCGCCGCACTGATCGGCGGCGCATCGGGCATGGCGCCAGTCATCGGCAAGGTGATCGAGGCCGTTGCGCCGGTGGTGGACCGTTTGATACCTGACCCTGAGCGTAAGCAGCGGATGATGGTCGAGCTGATCGAAACGCTCTCCAAGTTCGATCTGGCACAACTCGAGGTCAATCGTGCGGAGGCACAGCATGCCAGCATTTTCGTTGCCGGGTGGCGGCCGTTCATTGGCTGGGTGCTCGGCATGGGCATCTGCTATTCGTTCCTGCTCGCGCCGATCCTAGGGGGCATCATTGCCATGTGGCGGCCGGGATTCGCGATGCCGGCCGTGAACGATCACCTGTGGGAACTCGTCTTTGCCATGCTCGGCATGGGTGCGCTGCGCAGTTTCGACAAGCTGCGCGACGCGAACGGACGATCCGCCACGCTGCGCAGCGCGAAGTAGCAGCCGACAGTGGTGCATAGCAGCGCTCCATCGGAGAACCCCGGTGGAGCGCCTTCTGTGTTTGCGGCACATACTGGACGCGCAGGGCGAGGCCACCTAGGATGAACCCGAGGGTTCCAACAGACGAGGATGCCGATGCTCGATCTCTATGCGTGGCCGACGCCCAATGCCTACAAGGTCTCGATCATGCTGGAAGAGATCGGCCGAGCCTACCGCGTCATCCCCGTCGATATCCAACGCGGCGACCAGTTCAAGGCCGAGTTCCTGAAGATAAGCCCCAACAACAAGATGCCGGCGATCGTCGATCACGACGCGCCGGACGGCAAGCCGCTGGCGATGTTCGAGTCGGGCGCCATCCTGATGTACCTGGCGGAAACCAGCGGCAAGTTTATGCCGAAGGACTTGCGCGGACGCTACCAGGTGATCCAGTGGCTGATGTTCCAGATGGGCGGTATCGGCCCGATGCTCGGTCAGGCGCATCACTTCCGTCAGTATGCGCCGGAAAAGATCGACTACGCGATTAACCGCTACACCAAAGAGGCGACGCGGCTCTATCGCGTGGTCGACAAACGGCTGGGCGAGGCGGAGTACCTGGCCGGTGCCTATTCGATCGCCGACATGGCGGTCTTTCCGTGGCTGCGGTCGTGGGAACGGCAGGGGCAGAATCTTGACGACCATCCGAACCTGAAGCGCTGGTTCGAGGCCATCAACGCGCGCCCCGCGGTCAAGAAGGGATTGGAGCTTCTGGCCGACAAGCGCCGCACCGGCCCGATCGATGACAAGGCCAGAGAGATACTGTTCGGCGCCATCCAATACGCGCAGCGCTAGTGCGGGCCATGGCCGATCTCCCGGTCGCGTTGGTTGTCGGAGCTGGGCCCGGGTTGGGAATGGCCCTGGCGCTCCGGTTTGCTGCCGGCGGACATAGCGTGGCGATTGCCGCTCGCGCCAAGGAAAGGCTCGACCGGCTGGCGATGGGCGACGCCAGGATTCGGACCTATGCCTGCGATGCTGCCGACGCGGCGGACGTGGCGAAACTGTTCGATCACGTCGGCCGCGACCTCGCCGATCCGTCCGTGGTCGTCTACAACGCCAGCGCGATGCTGCGCGGATCGGTGCTGGACCTCGACCCCGCCGCGGTCGAGGGGGCTTGGCGCGTGGCCTGCCTGGGCGGCCTTCATGTCGGCCAGCAGGCAGCGCGCCGCATGGTCCGTGCCGGACGCGGCACGATCCTGTTCACCGGCGCGACGGCCAGTCTGCGCGGCGGCACCGGCTTCGCCGGGTTCGCCGTGGGCAAGTTCGGGCTGCGCGCACTGGCACAGAGTATGGCGCGCGAGCTGGGGGCGCGCGGCATTCATGTCGCGCATGTCATCGTCGATGGGCACATAGCCTCCGAACGCCATCGGGACTACCAGGAGACGAACGGCGCCGACTCCGCCCTCGATCCCGCAGCGATCGCCGAGGCCTACTGGCAGCTCCACCGCCAGCCACGCAGCGCCTGGACCCACGAGCTCGACCTGCGGCCCTGGGTCGAGAAGTTCTGA